GTTTCACGGTCGAATGCCGAACAGCGCCCACATGTGCCAAGTGCGGATATTTCAGCCGCGACATTCGCCGCCACCTTGTTTGCGTCTGGAATGAAGATTTCAGAAGGATTGCGCCCGATCAGCAGACCGAACGCCCGAGACAGTCCGTCCACCTGATCGTCATACGTGCCATTGGGGAACACTCTAAGTTCAGCTATCAGCGCATCGTTCCACGGCGCTTTCAGCATAAGCACATTGCCGACGTTCACCTGACTTGCCAAAGGCTCAGCGCGCGTTTCCTTGCTACCCGTTTCCGTGGATGAATGGACGCGGTACCCGACAAGCTGCCGTATCAGGTATTTCACCTGAGTTACACCGGCCTGTCCTGGGTCTTGCGGGATGGATTGCTTGCACTCGTACCCGTCGCGCTTCGCAGCATTGGACAAAGCCTTATCGCGATCATCCGGCCCAACTCGAATCCGCACCATATCGCCGATAAGCAACCGGCCATCGCCAAGTTTCCCCAGCTTAGCGCCCGCAGTCCAGTCACCAGATGTTGTGCTGGCAAAGTCCCACCCGCGCACCCATTCAATCGACTCAATCGGCAACGCATCAATTATCTGGATGTTGTCAGGCTTGAATAGATCACCCTCAAGCGGAGATGGCCGCTGCTGATACAAGGCATTCCATGTGCGCTGATTCTGTTCGAACTGCGCCCAGTGTTTACGGTCAAACCATTCCGGCCACAGGTATTCGCCAATCTTGCGTCCAAGTGGGTCATTTGCGACTTCGCACTTCGCTTGCAGGCAGATAATTTCCCACTCGTTGCCATCTTTGCAGAGGATCTTGCCACTTTCCCCATTCCAGCCATCGGGAAGGATGCGACCGGACAAATCGTCTTCGTGCCACCGTGTCTGAATGATAACAATCCATCCGCCAGGTATGAGGCGGGTTTTTAGGTCATCTTCGTATGCATCCCACGTCTTTTGCCGGATAGTTTCGGAATTGGCCTGCTCGCGCCCCTTGATCGGGTCATCGATGATGATGCCGTGCGCACGATTACCCGTGATGCCAGACAAAATACCGCACGCCATGTACTCGCTGCCATTGGTCAAGGCAAATTCATGGGCGGCCTGCGACTCATTGGCCAACCCTGCGCCAAAAATCCCCTTGTAGCGCCGCTGCTTGATGATCGAACGGGTACGGCGGCCCATCTTCCGCGCCAGATCATCGCCATAACTGGCAAGAATCAGTTTGCGGTTTGGCTTCTTGCCAAGAAATCGCGAGGGGAATACCACAGAGGCATAGGTACTCTTAGCCGAGCCCGGCGGCATAAACACCATCATGCGACCGTGCGGCGTCTCGCTGACCTCTTCCAGCTTGGTCAGTAGCAAGCGATGGTGGTGCGCCAGCGATGTTTCTACCGGCTTAAAACATTCCTCATCGGGGTCATCACCAACAGGTTTGCCGGGAACATCAATAGCCGTGACATAACTAAGGATGCTCTCTCTCGCCTTGCGACGGATAACAACCTCCTTAGCCGCGAGCGATTTCGAGTAGTTCATCGTCGGTCAGGTCTTGGATATGTCTTGGGTCGCTATTGCCGGGATTGTTCAGTGCGCCAGCCCCATTAGGCTTGGTAGTCAGAGTGAGGATGTCCATACCCATCTTGCCGGACTGGTTGACCGCCATAGATGCGGCAATCGCCCCTTTGACATCATCATCGGTAAGAGTTTGCAGCTTGGAAAGCTTCTCGTGCGTTCTCTCACTGATAAGCTTTGCCGTATTCGCCCCAGCCACAGCGGCGTCACTCAGGGATTCGGAAATCATCAATAACCGTTGTGCGAGGTTAAGCGCGGATATTTGCGCGGAAACGGGCAAACTCTTTTTTGCCTTTTCCACTTCAACTATTTGATTTGCAACTTTTTTGATCTGCGCGGATTGCGCGGATATTTTTTCGCGCACCGTGCTTTCACCCACACCAAATTCGCGCGCCAAAGAGCGCAGGCTTTCACCGTCAAGATGACGACGCCCGACCTCTTCCCATTGCTTTTCCGTCAGTTTTGATTTTCTACCCATGACCTACCATAGCCTCACGACTACGCTTCCTCCGACTCACCAAACAGATCATCACAATCTGAACGGCTCTTTTCCGCCTTGCGCGGGTTGTCCCTGCGTTCTTTGACCGCATCTTCATCCAGCATCACCACTATGGCGTGCGGGCTCATTGGGGAGCGCTCAGGGTTCTTGGCGCACTTTAGATACGACCTTGAGCCATTCGGGAAGCGATGCCCACAAAAGCACAGCTTGGATGCCCGCCACCCCACGGCGTCCACTTCGCAGTTAGGGCAGCGAATTCGCTTCTCCCCTTGCTTTGTGGTGTATTTTTCCAGCCGCCCGCTTCCGCAGGTTCTGCAAAGGTGATCTATTTTCTCGACATCCATGCGCTTACCTTCCTTACAGCAAGCGCATCTGCGCAAAAATATAATCGGGCACGCCTGGCGGCATGAATGAAATCGCAGCCTTGTGGCTTTTCCGTATCGGAGCCATCGCGGCCTCGGCGGTATCGGCAACAACGCCAATCTGGATTCTTCCGGCCTTGGCAACAAATACACCAACGGCATGGAGCGCCCGCGCATGGATGGGAGGCTTACCCTTGGCATTGCGCCCGAGCATGTATTCCCTCTCCCGGTTGTAGCAGGACACACAGATACGGGCATGAATCAGGCGCTTGTCAGTTCCGCCACACCGGCAGCACAGCTTTTGCGGCAGGCTATAGATGATTTGCTCACCCGCATGGGCCGCGCCAAGCTCACAGCCAGTACATACCGAACCAGAGCAGTTGCTCTTATGCCGCTTGTACTGAGCTGCGCAACTCGTCACCGATAGCGTGCCGCGCTGCTTTTCACAATTGAAGTACATGCCGGGCGCGTATTCAACGTTGAAATAAGACACTGCAATGACCATGACTCCCCCTTTTTAACCCGTTAAACGCCAAACCTCCGAACCCAGATGTCGCGACATGATGCACAGCACCACCGCCCGCCACTTGTATCCTCCCCACACTCACGGCACTCATACTCAAGCGGAATTTCTGTTGTTGCCGCTGCGTGCGCTTTGGCTATTTGCCGATCCCTCTCGTCTTGCTCGTACTTTTCTGCCGATTCAGCTTCGTCTGCCATCACAACCCCTTTTAAGTTTTCCGAATCTCAATGCCATGCAATAGCTTTACTCAAAAATCTCCCTATCCCAGCCACCGCCATTCTTTTTTGCCCTTGGCGTAACAGCCATAAAGCGGAATGGGTACATTTCAGCCGCCACTTTGATCTTGACTCGCGCATCGTCTTGCCAAAACCCTTTGACCTCATGCATTTCGAGCACACCAGTGCTAAACATCACAGCGAAGTCTGGCGAGTAAAAGCATCCGTCTGCAAGGCGCAGCTTCACACCCTCAAATCGATACCAGACAATCTCGCCGGCTGCTTTAAGCATTTCCAAGTGCAGCCTGTAAGCTGCCTCGGTCTTGTTCATTTCTCCCACCTTCAACCTACCGAGAGCCTGCATTTTTGTTAAAGCGCTCATTTCCCATGCCCTAGTGTTTGTTTTTTAGCCTCGGCCAACTTCTCGGCCCAAGCCTGCTCAACCAATGTTTTCACCCGATCTACCCGCTCCCTGCCGTATTTCTTCATCCACCATTCCAAATATCCAGCGCGCATCGTCTTGGTTGGCACATGTAAAACGAAGCGAGCAAGGCAACAATCTCGTCCAAAGTCGTAATTCCCATCATCTTTTGCACAAAATTCGCACTGGCTCATTACTCTTCAATCTCAGGTATCCAGCTTCGGGCAATATGCGCAGCCCCGACCAACTCAGCGCCATGCTTTGCGTGCTCGTCCAGTCCACCGTAATAGTCCATCGCCACGCCGATCTCGATCATTTCTTCGCTTAGCTCGCGCAGGCGCTTCACGATTTCAGCCTTTTGCGTAATCGGCTCTTTGAGGGCGACCATCCGGCCAGAGCCATCAACCTTCCACCACTGCACGCGTCCAAAGTTATCCACGGTAGCGCGCTGGTATGTCCCGTTTGCTTCCTTGCACTTCACCAAAATCACCCCGACCACTTCCATCCCGGACTGCTCAAGGGAGCGCAGCTTGGACGCGCAGACCGAAGTCATTGGTATCTTCTCGATCACGCCGCACTCCAATCTGTTCGTTTCTCGTGATTTTTCTCGGCCAATATCAGATTGCACTTCGCCATTAGCTCTTCCTCAGTTCCAAATGCGGCCTCAAATCTGCGTCTCCAAGGGTGCAAAGATGGGGTATGCGCCTTCCCGCCTTGATGATGCTCAAAACACAGCGGAAGCACTTTCATGTGCGCGCCTGGCTTTGTGCGTCCATCGACGTGATGAATCGAAACATGGTGATTGCGGATGCCCGATAGGCGACACGCTATACAGCCAACTTCGTTAGCCAGCCTCCCCCAATAATATTTTTCAGCTCGGGTGGGATTGCTCATTTTCTAAACCATCCATATTGAAGT